TCAACTTCTCTTCATTGTCTCGACCACCCCCGGCAGGATCTTCTCTGCCGATCGCCCAATGACGTAGCCGCCCAAGCCGATCTCGACGATGTCCCACAACTTCAGGACTTCGGCTTCACCCAGGTCCGGAGCAGACCACCCCAACCACCGGGCTACGATCAGGGCGACAAATACCAGCATCGTGACCGGCCGCCAGGTCCTCTGGATCCAGCTTTGGCCCTGTGCCTCGGCCTTGACGACCTCTGCGGCTGCGCGTTCGATTTCCGAGGTCCGCTCGAGGACGGCCGCTTGTAGTGCTTGCTGAAGCTCGATCCGCTTCAGTTCGTGCTCGGGATCGGGAAAGATCCGGTCTGCGACCGAGCCGGCCACTTTCCCCAGGATGCCCAGAATCTCGCCAACCATCGCGACCCCTTTCAGGCGTAGGCCCGGTTCAGCCAGCCGCCCTGGAACACAACCTGATCAGCGCTGTGGGCGACGCGGAGCCGGTATTCCCCAGCCGCCTCGGATCGCAGCGCCGCCATGAGCGCGGTCTGATCTGCCTGCTCCGCGGCGCCGCAGGTCTCGGTTCCGGGGATTCCGTCGATCGCCACCCGCAGGCCGCAGGCGTGAAGCGCGCGTTGGAGGCACGTCACCGCCGTCTTGTGCCCCAGGTTGACCGCCAGGTCGAAGACCTTGATGGCGATCACCTCGGGCAGGAATTCGTACCGGTGGCCGTGCCAATAGCGCTCCCAGTACACCTCGATCGCCTGGGCTCGTGTCAGGCTCTTGACGTCCAGGTCGGGATTCCAGCGCTGGGCGATCCCGAACTTGGTGGGCCCGCCTCGATCGGCGGGGTTGTCGGTGTAGGTGTCTCCCTCGTGCTCAAGGACAACCTCGATCGCGCGGTCGAAGAGTTCTCTGCTGGTCACGTCACGCCTCCCTTCGCGCCAACTCGAGGCGCAACGCCCCGAGGATGTCGCACAATCGCTGGCTGCGATCCTTCATGTCCGTCTCGATCTCCTTCTGGGTCTCGTTGAGCCGCTCCATGCCGCTGCGGATCTGGATCAACACCTCGTGGACGTCATCCAGGGAGTGGCGGCCCGGGGCGAGCGGGCAGACGACCTTGAGTTCGTCGAAGGCTACCTTCGAGCCGTTGCTGCCGTTTCGCCTCCCCTGCTGCGTTCGGACGAGATCGACCGCCTGGATAGCTAGTTTCACGGCCAGCATCGTCGCCATCAGCCCCAGCCCACCGAGTCCGAAGCTGCGGGCTACCTCAAATACCAGTTCCATCGAATCTCCTCATGCACTGTCGTTAGGACTCCAGCTCCCAATCGAACGGCGGATCGTTCTTACTGGGCTGTACGTACGAGGCGATCAACGTGGCCCAGGGCACGCTCACCCACGCGGGCGTCAAAGCCTCGAGTTCGATTTCGGCGCGGTAGGTGGCCCCGACTGTCAGGCCGGACATGGTCACTCGATTGCTCGACGTACTCGTCCAACCGCTCGTCGCGATTACCACGGAGTCGCTGATCCGAATAATTCGCGCCCTTGCTCTGGCTTCTGACAGCGGGGCGTTGAGATACACGTAAGCGTAGGCGTTGGTGCCGCCGGCTAAGAATGACGCAGGGGGCGACAAGACCAGAGTGACGGGTGGCGGCGCGGCCGCGACCGAGCGCGGCGGCAGAGGCACGCCCATTCCGTTGGCCCAGCCGCCGCTGTGCAATGCCCCTCCGTACTGGGCCCAGACAGCCCCAGGCGCCACCACCGCTGCCAGGCAAAGGACGACCAGCCAGGGAATCTGAGATCGCATGACCGTCACTCCCACATCAGGTCCGCTCGCCCCTCACCCGAGAGGAAGGCGGCGTCCGGAGCGTTTGGCTCAAAGATGAAGCGCACGGGCAGGCCCTCGCGCAGAGTCAAGACCGAATCTCCCAAGGCCACTTTCGGCTTGAGCTTCGACCACGTGTGCGACGACGCGTTGTAGACCCAGAACGACATGGCGACCGTTCCCAGGTCGGGCAGCGCGTACATATCGAGGATGTGCGCCCTTTTCGATCCAACCTGACCGGAGCCGTAGAAGGGCACCCAACCGGTGACGCCGGCCCTGGCCCCATCCTGGGCAGCCAGACCAGGCAGAGGTGGCCACGTCACGGCCACGATCAACAGCAGCAGACAGATGACGATCTTCCGCACGACTCCACCTTTCGCTTCCGCCCCGGCTTCAGGGCGCCCATCAGGTTGCACCGCTTAATCAGAGGGCATCCTATGCACTCGCGCTCTCCTTGCTCGAATCGTCACCGCTGGCGACTTCGTCAGATCCTTCCTCCGGCTCCTTCTGGTTCGCCGGCACTTCACCGGAGACGCTGATCCCGTACTCCTCGGCCAACGCCTGTTCCCGGGCCAACTCGGCGAAGACGTCCTCGATGTCCTCGCCCTTCTCGGCCAGGAACCCCGTGCGCGTGCCCAGGCCGTTCTGAATCGAGATCACTGCAGCCCTCGCCTCCTTCTCGGGGTCGATCCACTGCCAACCGCGGGGACGATGCCGAACGGCCATGTAGCGGGAAGGATCGCGAGAGGCGAGCTTCAAGGCCCCGGTCAGCAACGCCATGCCGAGCCAGGCCGAATACAGCGGCCGGCGCCACATGTCGATGAAGTCCTGCTGGATGGAGCGCCAGTCGTCGCGCTCGACTAGGGCGAAGCTCCGCATGGTCGAGTAGCTGACCCCTTCGGCGTCGTTGGCCAGCACGTTGTAGAAGACGCTGAACCCCGAGGCGATCTTCCGCAGCATCTGCTTGATGAACGCAGGGAACTGCGCCGTAGGGTGGTCGGGCTCCCAGGCCTTGAACTCGTAGCCGTCCGGGACGATCTCGAAGGTGCCGGGGTTGGCCTCCATCGTCGCCGGCCTGGGGTCGCTCGAAAGATCCCCCGCCAACGAGTCCGCCCGCTTCTCGAACAGCCCCATCTTCGAGGCCCCGATCCGGGCGGCGACGGCCTCGCTCTCCTCATACGCGTTCAGCATGTGCGCCGGGACCATGACCGCGTGGACCCAGGTCACACCACGGGTCTGGTTCACGCGCTCGGGGTCATACAGGTGGAGCATCTCGGTCGCAGGGACGAAGTAGCGCTCCCGCACCAGGTCGGTGCCCGGCGCATTCCAGACCCAATAGCCGACCGCGCGCCCAATGGCGTCTATCTCGACGCCCATGCGGATTTCGTTCTGGGTACCACGACGGGGCCGACTGAACGTCTCGTCGATCAGGTCGGCGTCGATCGACTGCAGGGCCAGACCATGGGGATTGCCGTCGAATCCCCGCCACAGGCGGACGAAGGCCTCGCCGTCACAGGCCACGGTCTTGAGGATCAGCTTCTCGAAGCGGCGCAGGGTGAGCTTGCCGTCGACCGTCACCGGAGCGCTGGCCCAGGCGTTCCAGGCGGCATCGATGGCGGTGTTTGCCTTGGTGTCGGGCTGGTCCCCGGCCCAGACCTGGGCCTGGAGCTTGATCCCCATCGGGCCGATGACGTTGTTCCCCAGCAGCCGGAAGTAGCGTTTGACGTAGCTGTTGTTGCGGCCGAGCTCACGGGCCCGGGCGCGCAGGAGCCGCAAATCGCCGCGGATCTCGTCGTCCGCGGACCGTGCCTGGGCGATCCAGTCCAAAAGCAGCCGGTGGACACCCGCTCCGTCGAAGGCTCCCCGCTGGCCACGGATTTCGCGCCAGGCAACCTGGAAAGCACGTCCGAGCCGTTGGTGGAATGGCCGCTTCATCGCTCAAACCCCGGGCCGGTGAACGACACGAGGACCGGCCGTGTGAATGACTCGGGGTTCTTGAGACTGGCCAGGCGGGATTCAAAGGTGGTCAGGAGGCTGACCGCCTCTTTGACGGGCATCTTCGCGACCACCCGACCGGCGATCTGGTAGCTCTCCATGCCCGCCGGCAGGCGGCCCTCGATGTGGACTCGCAGCGCTGTGACTGCTCGCTCGATCCACTCCTGTTCGCTGCCGGCGGTGGCCTCGGCCAGGTTCGGCAGCACGGTGACGGTCCCGGTGGCGACCTCGTGGACCTCACCGCCGACGCCGGAGACGCGCTCGACCCACTTGTAGAATCCCGGGACGAACCCGCTGGCCGTATCTGCGGCAGCGATGGTGACGACAAAGTCGTCTCCATCCGCGACAGCAGCCTTGGCCAGAACGCTCGCGCCGGCCAGATAGACTTCGAGGGTCCACCCGTCTGACGCTGGATAGTCGGCCAGGCGCCTGCGGTAGCAGACGGTCGTGCCGGCAGCGAACTGTGCGAGCAGGTGCGTGAGTTCTTGTGCCATGCTCTGACGGTGCCACCCGCCGCACAAGCCCACCAATCTAAATGACATTTAGATTGGTTGGGCTTTCGCGAAAGCATCATTACTCGGTGCATGAGCACACCGACTGCCATCAACACGCGCACGGTCAAGGTGCCGCGGATCCAGTACCGGGACTTCGAAGTCGAAGTCGAAGCTCGCGCTGATGGCCAGGACGGCCAGGTCCGCCTCTATCCCGTCTCGTTCTCCAGCGAGATCCCCGTTCGCCGCTTCTCCTGGGACACATTTGAGGAGTACGACGAGGTCCTGTCCCACGCGACCGGCGACGTGGACCTCACCAGGGCCAAGAACGGCCTGCCCCTGATCAAGTCCCACCAGCGGCTCCTGCACTTCGGCTCGGTGAACGACATCGAGCTCGACGAGAAGCGCGGACGCCTGCGCGGACAGGCGAGCTTCTCGTCGATCCCACTGGGCCAAGAGCAGGAGACCATGCTCCGCGAGGGGCACATCAAGACCGTGTCGGTTGGCTACCAGATCCTGTCGATGGAGATGGTGGCCAAGGACAAGAAGTCCGGGGTCGCCACCTACCGCTGCCGTTGGATGCCCTACGAAGTCTCCACCGAACCCATCCCCGCTGACCACAAGGTCGGCTTCGGCCGCACCCGCGCCGCGGCCGACGTCGATCTGGTCGAGTTCACGATCGAAGAGCCCGCCACCGAAGGAGAACGAACCATGAGTGTCGAAGCAGGAACCCCGCCCACCGCGGTCACCACGCCCGCGCCGGGCACCGAGACCCAGGTCGGGTCGGCGGCGGCTGCGCCGGCACCCACCTTCGTCCAAGCCCGCGATCGCGGCACCGAGGCGGCCGAGATCATGGACATGGCACAGGCCCACGGAGTGACTGACAAAGCGTCCGGCTGGATCCGGCAGGGCCTCAGCCCGGATCAGGTCTCGCGCGAGATCCTGGGTGCCGTCCGCACCCGCGGCCCGGGCCAGCCCTCGGCCGAATCCCTGGCGGCGATGCCGACCCGCGACAAGAAGCGCTACTCCATCCACCGCGCGATCCGCATGCAGGCCGAGCTGATGGACGGCAAGCGCGCCCGGTACGACGGGATCGAGGCCGAGGTCCACGAGGAACTCACCAAGCACCGCACCGGCGCCGACCACGGCGGCGTGCTGGTCCCGTGGCGTTTGCACGACGACGACCAGCAGCGTGTGCTGGGCACGGCCCAGCCCACCGGCGGGGCCACGCTCGTCGGCCAGCAGATCATGCCCGACATGATCGACCTGCTGCGCAACCGCGCGCTGGTGCTGGTCGCTGGCGCCAAGCTCTATCCGGGCCTGCAGGGAGTGGTCTACTTCAACAAGAAGACCGGCGCTCCGAGTGTGACCTGGATGGAGGAGAATCCGCCCAGTGACGCCCCGCAGTCCGAGCCCGCGTTCGGCTACGTGTCGCTCTCGCCCAAGACCCTGATCGGCCAGGTCCAGATCCCGCGGCAGCTGCTGGTGATGTCGTCGATCGACGTCGAGGCGGACATCCGCAGTGACCTCGCGATCGGCCACGGCCTGGCGCTCGACTTCGGGGCGCTGCACGGCAAGGGCACCGACAAGCAGCCGGTGGGCATCTACGGGGCGGCCGACGTCCAGTCGCACGCCGTGGGTGGCGTGCCCGACCTCGCGGACATCACCACGATGCCCGCCTTGGTCGCGGACAAGAACGCCGATCTGGGTGCGCTGTCCTGGATGGCCACGCCGCTGATGGCCGGAGTGCTCAAGCGCACGCCGCTGGTCAGCGGCTACCCGGTCTTCCTGTGGAACGGCACCTACCGCGAGGGCGAGCTCGGCGGCTACCCCGCCCGCACCACGAACCAGATCTCCAAGACGCTGGGTGCCGGCAGCAACGAGCACGGCCTGATCTTCGGCAACTGGAATGACCTGTTGGTCGGCATGTGGGGCAACGATCTGGAGATCGTGGTCGACGTGGTGACCAAGGCCGCGCGTGGCCAGATCCTGATCACCAGCTACTCGATGGGCGACATCGCGGTCCGCCGCGGCGAGTCGTTCGTCAAGGGAACCGGCGCGACGCTGTCGTAGCACACGGCGCGGAGGGATGGACCGCATGACGGAGCAAGGCAAGCTCACGATCGAGGTCACGACCGGACACTGCCTGGGTGGCGAAGGCAACGACGTCTTCCCGGGTCAGGTCCTCGTGGCTCCGATGGATCTGTCGATCGCCGACGCCCGCAAGAAGGTCCGGATGGGCTATGCCCGCGTCATCCCCTCGCAGCCCGAGGTGGGTCCGGAGGCGCCCGAGGCCTCCGGTCCTGCCGTCCTGAGCAACCCGGACCCGGCGCCTGAAAGCCGGGACCCCGACACCATGGCGCCCCAAGGGCACAGAAGCCGGCCACGTGCCGGCGGGAGGTAACCGCATGACTCACCTGCTGAACGCGCTGGCCCAGACCGTGGGCGCGCCGCTGGCTGCAGCGGCCCGTCGCACTTCGACGCTGACCGGCACCGGGATCGACGTGCTGGACTACGAGGGCGTGGCCCTGGTGCTGCTGAACACTTCGGTCGGCACCGGCACGACCCCCACCCTGGACGTGAAGCTCCAGCACTCGGACGACAACTCCACGTTTGCCGACGTGACCAGCGGGGCGTTCTCCCAGGTCACCAGCGTGGCCGAGACCGCCGGCGTCAAGGTCATGAAGGTGAACGTATCTGACCTCAAGCGCTACCTGCGCGTGGTCGGGACGATCGCCGGCACCACGCCGTCGTTCGACTTCGGGGTGGAGTTCGTGGGGATCAAGAAGGTGAGTTGAGCGATGTACCTCGGCGAGTCGGACATCACCGCGATCCTGGCCGACCTGGCGGCAGCCGGTGGGGGCGTCGAGGTCTCACTTGGCGGGGTCACGGTGACGGGGCTGCTCGACCGGGAGGCCATCGAGATCCTCGGCGACCAGATGCCGGGCGTCATCGCCGCCGAGGATCTGGTCCACGTTCAGAGCGGCGTTTTGCCCGGCCTGCAGTCAGGGGCCGCGATCACAGTCGGCGGGACCGCCTACACCGTCTTGAAGGTCCTGCCCTACGGAGACGGGGCCCTGACCCGCGTCGCGTTGAGGAAGCCATGAGCACGATCCGGGAGCAGATCGTATCGGCGGCCGTGACGGCGCTGACGACTAACGCGCCTGCCGGTGTGCCGGCTCCCGTGCGCACGCGCTTGGATTCGCCGGTCGCCGACCAACTGCCGGCACTGACGGTCTACCAGGGCGTCGAGACGGTCGAGACGATGCGGGATGCCAAGACGGGCACGGCCAGCCGCGGCCCGATTGTGAGGCGCTCGCTCCTGCTGAGCGTCGAGGTCCTGACCAAGGCGGGATCGGGTGGCGAGCCCGACAAGGTCGCGGACCCGGTCCTCGCTTGGGCGACCAAGGCGCTTGCCGCAGCCGGCACCTTCGGCGGTCTGGCGAACCACCCCGCAGATGAGGTCGCCACGAAGTTCGAGTACGAACAGGCCGAGACTTCGTTCTGCCGCGCCACGCAGACGTTCCGGATCGAATACCAAACCCGCACCGATAACGCGGAAAGCCTGACCTGACAGGGAGGAAACCATGCCCGAGGTCGTCAACGGCAACAACATCCTGCTCGGCAGGGGCAAGATCTACTTCGACCGTTTCAACAGCAGCGGTGTGCGCACCGGCGAGCTGTTCCTGGGCAACTGCCCCACGTTCGAGGTCACCCCGACGTCCGAGGACATCAAGAAGTACTCCAGCGCCGACAGGACGGCCGACCTGATCGCCTCAGACGTGCTGCGGACCACGCTCGCGATCCGCATAGTCGGCGACGAGTTCTCCAAGGAGAACCTCGCCATGGCCCTGTTCGGCGACACGGCGACACTGTCGCAGACGGGCGCGGCGGTCACGAACGAGGCCATCGCCGACGTGATCCAGGGCCGGTATTACCCGCTGTCGAAGCGCCAGGTGAGCTTGGTCTCGGTGACTGGGGTCGGTGGCACACCGACCTACGTCCTCAACACCGACTACAAGGTGGATGCCGTTTCGGGCCGCATCTACATCGTCGAGGGCGGCGGCATTGCCGATCTGACCGACATCGAGGTCGACTTCACCTACGGGACGATCGCCCTGCCGACCATCCGCGGCATGAACCAGACCTCGATCAAGGGGTACCTGCGGTTCATCGGCGATCCCGCCCGCGGCCCGAAGTACGAGTGCGAGATCTGGCGCGCCTCGATCCGCGCCGACGGCGCGATCGGCTTCATCTCGGACGAGTACGCCAGCTTCACCCTGACCGGCGACATCGAGTCCGACGCAGTGAACCACCCCAACGAGCCGCACTACCGGCTGATCAGGAACACGTGATGACCCAGAAGCACGTCTTGGGCGGCCGGACGTTTCTGCCGATCGGCGAGTCCACCGTCGAGCAGGACTTCCGGTTCCTTGCGCTGATCAAGCGCGCACGGATCGACGAAGTCCTCATGGACCCGGGCGAGAGCCCCGAGTCCTTCGCCCGGCGCTTGCTCGAGGTCACGATCGAAAGCGGCGTGATCCTGGACCTCCTCGGGTGCCTCCTGATCCCGGAGGACACCGCTCCCCAGGACCGGGACCCCGGGGAGGTCTGGACCCGCCAGATGTGCGAAGAGACCGCTCGCTTCCTCGGACAGCTCCGTGATCCCAAGGACAAGGCGGAGGTGCGCAGCCTGGTCTTGTCGCTGCTGGTCTCTTTTTTCGAGAGCGGGATCGTCTCTTTGTGGAATTCGACGACGTCCTCCGCCGAGGCGATCCCGGCCCCCAAGAACCAGAACGCAGCTCCGGGCGGTACGGACCCTGGACCGAACTTGTCCATGAACTCGCCGCCGGAGACCACGAACGCGCCGAGCACATCGTCCGCTGGCCGCTCCGTGTCGCCCTTGACGCCTACCGCCGGCTGATGAAAGAGCAGGCGCTGCAGGACTACCGTCACCGGTTCCTGTGTTGGTGCGTCCTGGCCCCTCACAGCGCCAAGGGATCGCGGCCGCGCCCGCCGGCGCTGCCGGATATCCTGAGAGGAAGGCCGTCTGATGGCCACTCCTGATGTTCGGGTCAGACTGTCGGCCGAAGGCGTCGCCGAGGTCGTGGCCGCCCTCAAGAAGGTCCAGGCCGAAGCCGAGAAGGCCTCGACCAAGCAGTCGCACGGCTTCTTGGGCCTGAACCGCGTCCTGGGTTCGACGTCCTCGCTGTTGAGCGGGCTCGGGATCGCCCTCGGGGTTGGTCAGTTCCAGCAGTGGATCCGGTCCTCCGTCGATGCGGCCGACCGAACGCTCGAGCTCAGCCAGGCTGTCGGGGCCTCCACCGAGCACCTCTCCGCGCTCCACATGGTCGCGCGCACAGCCGGCGTGGGCATCGACGAGATGGGAGCAGCACTCACCCGGCAGAACAGGTTCATCGCCGAGGCGAACGTCGGCAGCGGCAAAGCCGTCGCAACGCTTCGCGACCTCGGGCTTACCCTCCGCGATTTCAAGGGGAAGGACTCCGTCCAGTCCTTCGAGTTGATCGCCCAGCGCATCGCTGCGCTCCCGTCTCCCATCCAGAGGACCAAGAACGCGATCGAGATCTTCGGGCGCGCGGGCGCGAACCTGATCCCCACGATGAACCAGCTCGCCGAAGAAGGGCTCGGCAGCGTGGTCGAGCGGGCTCGCGAACTCGGAGTCCTAATCGATACGCGGCTGGCCCAGGCCGCGGACCAGATGAACGACGACTTCGAACTCCTGAAGGCCCAGAGCGAGGGCCTCGGGACGCGGCTTGCCGCCGGACTCGTGCCGCAACTGTCACAGGCACTGCAGATCATGAGCGGCGACCTCAAGCAGACCACCGAAGCCTGGGAGCGGTTCGGCCAGGGGATCGGGCTGGTCGTCAAGTTCATCGTCGCGGTCGTGTCGTCCGCCTTTGACATCGTGGGCAGCGCCCTAGCAATGATCATGATGCGGGTCGATGCCGGCGTGCGTGCGGCCTGGGCGCTCTTGTACGGCAATCTGGAGGAGGCCAAGACCTACCTCAGGGCCGCCCAGGTGGCGATCAGCGCAGAACGAAGCGCCTTGGAGGACCGCCTCAAGGCCCGTTTCGAGCTGACCGTTTCCAAACCACCCGCGCCGACCGCGCGGCCGCAGGCTCCCGCTGGCGACATCGCCGAAGACCCGGCAGTCCTCGAAGCCCGGCGCGTCCAGGCGATGCAGGCGACCCTGGACCGCGAATTGGCTCTCGTACGCGCGGCAGCCAGCCTGCGCACGGCGGCCGAGAAGCGGGCGTTCGACGAGGGCATCAAGGATGTCCAGGCCTACTACGCCGAACGTCGCCGTATCGCCGAAGAGGAGCAGGCCAAAGAGATCGAAGTCCTCGAGCAGAAGCGCGCGCTGCTGGCCAGCGAGCCCGATCCCAGCCGCCGGACCGATGAACAGGGGAAGCTCGACGCTGAGCTGGCCAAGGCCCGCCTCGAGTACGAAGGCCAGACGGCCACCCTCCTGGCCGAAGAGCGTGAGGCGGTCCAGAAGCTCGCCCAAGAGCGGCTCGCCCTGGAGAAGACCTTGCTCGAAGCCCAAGGCCGCCGCCATGAGGCCGCACTTCTGGGCATCGACGAGGAGATCCGCCGGGCCGATCTGCTGCTCAAGAAGCAGGGCGCATCCGACGCCGAGCGCGAAGCGACGCTTGCCCGGATGCGACGCTCAATGGAGTCCGGGGCGAACTTCGACGAGACGAAGCGCCAGGCAGAGGCCGCCCTGGCTGACCTGGACGCCACCCGCTCCGAGATCGAAGCCCGCGTTTCGGCAGGCTTGCTGTCTCAGGTCGAGGGCGAGCAGCAGATCCTCGCCATTGAGGCCGAGCGTCTGGTTGCCCTGCAGAGTCTGGCCACAGCGCTGGAGCAGGCCGCCTGGGCCACCGGCGACCCCGAACGGATCGCCCAAGCCCGGGGCTTCACCGAGGCCGTCCGCGACCTGGGGTACGCTGTCGACGGCGCCCGCGTCTCGTTCGCCGCCTTCGGTAAGACAGCATTGGACAGCGGACGCGACGCACTGACCGAGTTCTTCGACACCGGTATCACCGGCGCGAAGTCCCTGGGCGACGCGTTCCGGGACATGGCCCTGTCCATCATCGCCGACCTCAAGCGCATGGCCGCCCAGCTTCTGGCTACGGCCATCATCAAGAAGATCGCCGGGGTGTTCAGCGATGGCGGCCAGGTCGGCGGCGCCGAGAAGAAGGCCACGGGTGGCATCCTGGGTGGGATCGGTACCGGCACGTCGGACTCGAACCTTGCCTGGTTCTCCCGCGGCGAGTACCTCGTGCGCTCCGCGGTGGTCCGCGAGCCAGGTGTCCTGCGCCACCTCGAAGAGCTGAACCGGCGGGGAGCTCAGGCGTTGGTCCAGACCCCGGTCCTGATCGAAGCGCCGGTGCCCAGGTTCGCCGAGGGCGGCCTGGTCGATGCGCCCACCTCCGCGGACCCGCAGGCGACCAAGGACAGCCAGCTGCTGATCGGCCTCGAAGAAGGGCTGATCCTGCGCCACCTCGAAAGCCCCGCCGGCCAGCGCATCCTGGTCAAGGCCATGGCCAAGAACCGCCGGGCGATCCGCTCGGCGCTGGGGACGTGAGCTATGTTCACCACCGGAACTGCCACCGATTACAACGACCTGGCCGAGCGGCTGCACACGTTCCTAACCGCGAAGGGATCGGCGTTCGGTCTCGCCTACACCGGAACCGGCAACGGCACGCTGACCGCCTACAGCGGCGGGGCCTCCTCGGTCGCGGAGACGTTCACGATCACCGCGACCTCCCCCACGTCATTCAACGTCGTGGGCACTGTCACCGGCTCGATCGGGCCCACGGCTGTTGGCACGCCGTTCGCCCATGCGACTCTGGAGTTCCTGATCGCGGCTGGGGTGACGCCCTTTTCCCCTGGCGACCAGTTCACCCTGTCGACTGCGCCCAAATGGACCAGTCTGCGCCGATCCCGCGGCTGTCGGCTGGTGGCCACCCAGGTCAACGAGGGCACCTACGCCGTTCAGAACCTGGTGGACGGAAAGCTCGACATCTGGCCGTTCAACATCGGAGGGATATCCAACCGCTCCTGGAACATCTACTCGACGGTCACGCTCCCTCAGGAGGTAGAAGTCACCTTCTTCGAGCCCGTGGCCATCGCCGCCTACGAGCTGACACTTCACGACACCTCCGGCCAGGCGCCCGACGACTGGCAGATGCAGTACTGGAACGGCTCCGCCTGGGTGACGCTCGACACCCGGATCGGGATCATCTTCTTCAATGGCATCCCCCAGACCTTCAACGTTGCCGCGCCGGTGTCGGCGACCCGTTACCGGTGGCACATCACCGGCCTGCGCTACAGCCAGTGCCACATGGGCACGCTGCGAATGTTCCGGCAGGCCGACGGCGTCGATGCGTGCTTCCACGAGTACGCTTGGATGGCCCCGGGCAATGACGGCACCTCCGAGATCTTCGTCGGCATCCACGGCTTCGAGCGCCAGGACGCCGACTACCACGACTGGGAGATCGCCGGCATGGACGGCTGGGTCTCCGGGACGCGGTTTTACCAACAGCCCGGCTTCCAGGGTAACCTCTACCTGCCACTCTGGAACGCCGCCATTCCCTACTGGTTCGTCTGCGACGGCCGTCGCGCCGTCGTGATCGCCAAGATCTCGAACCAGTACGAGATCGCGGTCTTCGGTCTGCTTGATCCCTACTACTCACCGAACCACTGGCCGTACCCGATGGTCCTGGGCGGCTCGATGTCCCACGGCGAGTTCTCGGCCTGGAGCGACACCGACTACCGCTGGTCCCTGGCAGACAACCGTCACCGGATCCCGACGCACGCCGACACGGGTAACGCCCCAGTCGGATCTGGCGAGCGCGATCCATGGGACACCCAGTTACGTGTCCGTAATCTCGATGGCGGCTGGAAGGCACTCGAGGGATCGCAGCTCGACGCCATCACGTCCACGCCCAACACCTACTACCACATCATCTGGCCGACGCGGTGCGGCCTGTCACTTCTCGACCCTGGCCCTGGGGTCACCTATGACCTGTGGCCGGTGATGCTCATGCTCGGCGACGTCGGAGGCGGCTACAACACGCCAGGCCAATTGCCGGGCATCGCGCTGGTCACCGGCCAGGGCATGACGGCCGAGACCCTGATCCGGCAAGGCGCCGTCGACTGGATCGTCATCCCCAACGTGTTCCGCAACGACCGTGACGACTTCTGCGCCGTGAGGTTGGACTGATGGCCGCCGCCTACCAGACCGGAATCAGCAGCTCGCCCACGAGCCTTTTGCAGGCCCTCGTGACCTGGCTCTCCGGTCAAGGCTGGACCGTGAATCAGTCCGAGCAGGACGGTCCTGGCTGGCGCGCCCATCTAGTAAAAGCAGGCAGCCTGCACGTGAACCTGCGCGCGGCCGAGAACGAAAGGATCTGGAGGCGAGGCGCAAGCAACTACCACGATCTGGGCAACGGCGGCTATGGAATCGGGCTGTACCTGGGAACAGGCTGGAATGGAAGCAACTACTGGTATGCGCAACCGGGCGGCCCGGTGCGGCCGTACGACTTGAACACATCCGGCTGCGGCATGAACCTGCCCCAGGGCTCGGTGGCCGCGTACCACTTCTTCGATGACGGGAACGACCACATCACCGTCGTCATCGAGCGCGGGCCGGGGATCTTCTGCCACATGGGTTGGGGGCCGTCTCTCGAGCGGGCGTCCCTGCCCGAGCCGTTCCCCTACTTCTTCGCCAGCTCGAGCACCAAGCTCAACACCGCCGAGACGTCCGACCTCCTGACCGGCAACCGGCGCGGCATCGACCTGACCGCCTACCCGCCGATGTCCCACACGGATGAGGACTACTCGACTATCTCCGGAAGCGTGGGCCAGACGCATTGCACCGCGTTCGTCCGCGTCGATGCGGCGTCTTTCGCCGGCCGGTGGATCGGCGACTGCAAGCCCGAGGACGAGGGCTTCGGCTGGACCGGCCGGCGCATGCGCGACGCTCTGAACAAGTGCCCCGACGCCCTCGGCGGCATGGAAGAGGACGAGTACGTCAACTACCAGTACCTATGGGACAGCGGCACGAGCGGCCCTGGTGACCGGACGCTGCAGAGCGCGTTCGGCGGTGCGCTGCTCCTGCCCTTGCACTGCTTCATGGAGGCCGAGCCGCAAAACCGATGGGCTCCGATCGGCTACCCGCCCACCGTGTTCTGGACCGAAGCCGTGGGCAACGGCTACAGCGCGGGCGACATCTACCAGCTGGGTGGACAGAACTACATGCTGTTCCCCTTCTTCGCCGTGAAGAAGGCTGCCTGATGGCCACCGCGGTCCAGGCCCCCGCGCCCTTGGTCCTCGTCGCAGGGACGTCGTTCTCGACCAACCTGGCCGCGGCCGCCCTCGACGTGATCAGCGCGCGGCCTCTGCACCGTGTTGGCATGAACACGGGCACCCGCGGGCTACTTGCCGACCCGCGGCCAGCCGCGTTCCAGCGGACTGGCGAGGTAGCCCCGGTCCATGGCCTCGCTGTACTCGGGCGCGTCCACGTGATCCCGCGCCGGCAGGACCTCGGCGCCGTGGTTTCCGAACAGGAGGCCGAGGTCGAAGTCTGGAACGCCGACATCCAGCGCGCCCAGACCCTCGAGGAAATCACCGTCGCCGGTCCCGCCGGGATCGCGATCATGGACGATCTCGGCCAGCCGGCCCAGTTCCCAGCATCTGGCTCGCACGTCTACCTAGTCAAGGTACTGAGCGACGGCGATGCCCTGATCGACAACCTGGTCACCTGGGTGTTTGCCGGGAAAGACCCTCTGGGCACCAACCTCCGCCTGCTGGGATTCCGGCTGATTCCGTTCCCGTTCCCGCCGAACTGGGCTCAGCCGGTGACCGAGGCCTTCGGGTTCATGACCGACATCATCGTCTCCTACCGGGGCATGGAGCAGCGCATCCAACTGCGCGCTGTCCCGGTGGGCACGATCCGCTACGCGACGCTTCTGGACGAACTGCGCGACGCCCAGATGGCGGGCGCCATCCTATTCGGCAACCAGGCTCGCGCGTTCGGCGTTGGGCGCTGGCAGTTCCAGACCAGGCTGCTGCAGACCGCCAACGCCGGCGATCACGACATCCTATGCGACACCTCCGACATCCCATTCGAGCCCGGCGGCATGGTCCTGCTCTGGACCGATCCCTACCACTGGGAGGTCCAGACCATCGAGAGCGTCTTGGCAGACCGCGTGGTTCTAGACTTCGGCCTCATCCAGTCCTGGACCGCGGGGTTGACCCTCATCCTGCCGATCGTAGTCGGTCGGCTGTCGGACGACGAAGCGTTCACTTGGGACGCGCTCGCGATCGGTTCGACCTCCCTCACCTTCGACATCGACGGATTCCGGCCATGAGCTTTCTCGGGTACGACGTCCTGGAGCTCAACTACAACCGCGTCGGCGCCTTCGAGGAGCGCCTGCGGCGGAAGTTCGTGCTCTTGAGTTCGAAGACCGGCCGGCGCATCGCCGACGAGCAGGCGCCGGCCCCTACCACCACGCGCCCGTTCACCTGGACGGCGATCGGCCGCGACGAAATCACCGCGATGCGCACGTTCCTCGACGCTCGCAAGGGGCGCGCCGTTCCATTCTGGCTGCCCAGCTTCCAGTGGGACCTCGCTCTAGCCGAGGACATCGCCCAGAACCAGTCCGGCGCCACGATCAGGTGGGTCAGGTACAAGCAGCAGATGTGGGGCACGACCGGAGCCCGGCGCCACCTCGCACTCTGGTCGCTCGGCGAGGGCGTCATGGACTACTGCCGGATCACTGGCGCCACCGACCCCACCAACTACCTGACCGAGACCCTCACCCTCGACCCGGTGGCCCAGCGAGACTACTCGCGCGCACAGACGGTGCTGTCGTTCCTGAAGCTCTGCCGCCTCGACGAGGACCGTATCGAGGTCTCGTACCCGAGCCCCCAAGTGGCCGAGGCCACGATCCGGGTCCGTGAGCTTCCCCTGGAGGCGCCACTGTGACCTACGACGCCAGAGAGAAGAGCCGCTACCTGGGCCAGCCCATCGAGGGCTTCCGCTTCGCCCAGGGCAGCAACCTATGGTTCTACACCTCGGCGGACCGGGCCATCACGCTGCCGGCCGGCGTGTTCGCTCCGGAGGCCATCACCCGCAGCGAGCTCGACTTCTCCCAGGAGGACACCGGCGAGACCATCGAACTGACGCTGCCACGCGCCAATCCGGTGCCGGCATTGTTCATCGGCGACCTGCCGTCCACGCCCGTCTGGGTGACCATCTACCGCGCCCACCGCGGCGAGGAATCACTCGCCGTGACCATCTTCAGCGGCAAGGTCGTCCGCGCGCGCTTCGAGGAGTCGGAAGCGGTTCTCACCGGGGCGAGTCTGATGGCGATGCTGGCCAGGACGGTGCCGATCCTGGCCATGCAGACCCCCTGCAACCACGTGCTCTACTCCACCGCGTGCAGCGCCGATCCCACCGCCTGCCGGGACCTGGTCTCGGTCACGTCGGTCTCGGGCGCGACCGTGGTCTCGAATGGGTTTGCCCTGCGCCCCAATCAGTGGTTCCGCGGGGGCCGCCTCGAAACCGCGTCCGGAGAAACCCGCTTCATCGTCAGCCACCAGGGCAACACCGTCACCCTGATGTCCCCAATGCCGGGTCTTTCGTCGTTGGACCAGGTCAGAGCCTACTGGGGCTGCGACCACCTCGAATCCACCTGCCGCACCAAGTTCGGCAACCTCGAGAACCACTTGGGTTGGTCCCGCCTGCCCGGCCGCAATCCCTTCTCGGGGAGGATCGACTGATGGCCTTCTGGATCCTGGCCCTGGTCTACATCGTCGGCACGGTTCTCTACGACGTCCTGCGTCCCAAGCCGCAGTTCGACGCGCCGACGCCGTCTTCTCTCGGCGACTTCCAGTTCCCCACGATCGGCGAGGGCCGTTCCATTCCCGTCGTCTGGGGCACCTGCAAGCTGTCGGGCCCCATGGTCACCTGGTACGGCGATCTCCAGGTCCAGGCCATCACCAAGGAGGTCAAGACGGGGCTGTTCTCTTCCGACGATGTCACCGTTGGCTACCGCTACTACCTTGGCGCCCAGTTGGTCCTGTGCAGCGGCGAGGTCGGCGACGTCCTGCAGATCCGTTTTGACGATCGCGCGCCCCCCGCGGGCTATCCCCACGTCGGCGACGTGACCCAGATCCACATCAACGCGCCAAACTTCTTCGGTGGCGAGGAGTCCGAGGGCGGTGTCGCGGGCAGCATCTACGTCTATCACGGGTCGGCTACCCAGCCGGTCGACACGTACCTCCAAGACCGTCTAGGCGACAACCTGCCTGCCTGGCGGCACGTCTGTTATGCCGTGATGCGGCATGTCTACTTGGGGACTAGCCCGTACATCAAGGCCATCTCCTTCGTGGTCCGACGCTGTCCCAACGGGCTAGGACTGAACGGCGGAGCCGAGAACATCGACGGCGACGCCAACCCGGCAGCCATGATCTACGACATCCTGGTCTCCCCGGCTTCGGGCAACGGCCTCGGGCTGCCGGTGGGATTCCTGGACGTGGCCGCGTTTCGCTCTGTGGGGCAGACCCTGGCTGACGAAGGCCTCGGGCTCTCCATGCTCCAAGACCGCGGGACCACCGCGAAGGACCTCGTGCTCGAGATCCTGCGCCACATCGACGGCGTCATGTACGTCGAGCCGACGAGCGGACTCCTTACGATCCGCTTGGTCCGGTACGACTACGACCCCGAGGCGATCCCGGTGCTCGATGCGGACTCATGCACGGTGAAGTCGTTCGCCCGCCCGTCGTGGGGCGACCTCAAGAACACGGTGCGGGTGGGCTACGTCAGCCGCGACGCCGGGTTCATCGAGAGTACAGCCCAGGCCCAGGACCTCGCTGGGATCGAGGTCCAGGGCGGCGAGGTCTCGCTCCAGGAACTCACAATGCGAGGGCTGTCCAACCCGGCGAACGCCCAGCAGGCCGCCGCGCGGGCCCTGGCTGCCCTGGCCTATCCGCTGGCCACGGTCACGATCGAGGCCGACCGTTCGGCGTGGGCGCTGCGGCCCGGAGCGGTGTTTAAGCTCGTCTGGGACCCCCTCGGCATCGACGGCATGGTGTGCCGAGCGGTCCGGGTCGGCACCGGCCGCCTCGACTCGGGGACGATCGAGATCGAGGCCATGGAGGACGTCTTCGCCGTCGACTGGACAGGCTACTCCACCCCGCCCGCTTCGGGATGGGAGGACCCCTCCGGCGACGTGCCGACTTTGACCGATCAGGCCGTTCTGGCCGCGCCCTACGAGGCGGCGAAGAGCCACGGCAGCCTGGCTCCGGGCGTGCAACTGGCCGTCACCCTCGCCGCGCGCGGTGCGACCGGGATCTCCCTCGGGTACCGCGCCTATGTGGCCGACGGCGCAGGCGGCTGGGCGCCGCCAGTCGAGGTTCCGTTCTTCACGCCGTCGGGAGTTCTCAGCACGGCGATCGATGAGCTCACGAGCGAGATCGTGGTTACCTCGGGCTTGGACACCGCCCGGGTCGCCTCCATCAGCGGCCCTGATTTTGCGCTCGGTGTCAACGTGGCCTGGCTGTCCTATGACGGATTAGAGGAGTTCTTCGCGTTCCAGGCCGTGGTTCAGGGTGAGGGCGGCATCACGCTGCAGACCGTCGCTCGCGGCTGCCTGGACACCGCGCCGACGGCATTTCCCGCTGGCACGCGCGTATGGTTCATCTCGTACGGCAGCCAGGTCGTGAACATCCGCGGGCCGGTGCCGCCGACCATAAACGTCTACAACGACATCCGACTTCAGCCGTACAACAACCAGAGCGAGTACAACTTCTCGTCCTGCCCTACGTCGCAGGTTGCGGCGACCACGCCGGCACGGTCGGCCAAGGTCTACTGCCCGGCCGACGTGCGATTCAATGGGATGAGCTACCCAGCGTCAATCACGGGCGAGTTGACCGTGTCATGGTCGCACCGGAACCGGCTGGGGACTTGGAGCTACGTGGACTCGGGCAAGACAACCACGCCTGAGACCGGCACCGAATACGACGTTCTGGTCTATGGGGAACTAGACACGCTCGTGCACACCGAGGCGGGGTTGACCGGCACGTCCTGGACCTACTATGAGGGACAGGAGATCGCTGAGTCGGGGCTCGCTCGGCTCAACAACCATCTTCAGGTGGTCATTCGGACGTACGGGGCGGGGCGGACTCACGGGGCAATTCGGGAGATTGCGTGGGACATCAACCGGGTTTAGCCCGCGCCATACAGCCTTGATCCGCGCCTGGCTGGGTGAGTACCATTTTCCTCTGTCACACCCTCCCAGCTTCTAGTATCCTGCAGTAGAGATTAAGCTGCACCAGTTCCTCCACCGTACCACACGGAGTTTGAGCTAATCGGGGATCGCCAACAACCACCGCGAGGCACTTCGCGCGACTAATCGCGACGTTCAATCGATTGCGATCTAGAAGGAACTTCAATCCTCTTGGCCCAGACTCACCTGGACTCGTGCACATAGATACAATTACTACAGGCGCTTCCTGTCCCTGAAACTTATCAATCGAGCCCACTCTGGACCCTGGTGGCAGCGCTTCCCGGAGTCGACGTACCTGCATGTTGTAGGGTGCAATGAAGAGGATGTCGTCCAGCGATAGCTTTCGAGGCTCGCCAGAATCATGCATCCATTCTCGGCCGAGAAGTTCTTGCGCAGCAGACACGATGACCTCCACTTCTTCATCGCTTGCTTGGCTATTACCATCGTGCTGCACAGGATGAAATACCAGCCCAGACGCACGCGGCACCTGCATAGCCGAATCTCCAAGGAGGACGACTCTCTCCGCTGTGTGCTGCTCTGGCTTAAGGCGCCCCTCGTAGACGGCCCCCGAAATGAACTCGCAGATGTCAGGATGAAGTCGCCAAGTCTTCGCCAGAAAAATGCCGAGTTCGTCAGGGATTGTGGCGTGATCTTGCAGCAGATAAGCCAGCGCCGACAGCCCGCTCTCTCCTGGGTGCGACCCCTTCGTGGGCTGCCCTAGCTGCATCTGGTCGCCGAGAAGAACTAGATTCTTTGCCGACCGTGACATTGCAACTAGATTGGCGACGGATACTTGTCCGGCTTCATCCACGAAGAGATAATCCAGACGTTCCGCCATCTCTGGGCGCGAGAAGAACCATGCCGTACCACCTATCAGTCCCCCATTGAACACTTCCGCTGCCGGCGTTGATCCCAGGCAGCGCAAGTCCGGAAATTGTTTCTGTAGTTCTTCCGCGTCTTTGTCGCCTCCGACTTTGATGGCCGGCAGGCGCCCCTCTTGCCTGTTTCCCACGGCCCGCAGGAGATTGTGGATCGCCTTGTGGCTATTAGAAGTGACTCCAACCGCCATTCCATCGGCGAGAAGCGCCGCAATCATTAATGATCCTGTATAGGTCTTGCCTGCACCCGGAGGACCCTGGATGCACAGTGTAGAATCCTCAAGAGCACGAACAACCTGAGCGGCGACTTCGGATGGATCTTCGCCTGGGGCAAGCCGGAGTGGCCACGCATGCCCATTGACCCTTGGCGGTGATCGGTGGAGAAATGACTCCAAACAACCGGACAACCTGTGCGTCTCGGCATATTCAGTTACTATGTCATCGATTGCTGCTGCGATCGTGTCAGCTGAGACAAAATCATCGGGGATCAAGCAGAGACTTTCCGGGGGCGCCGCACCGTTCAGCAGATCCAGGAACTTCGGCCCTAACTTTACCAGAACTCGACCGTCGTCGTCCAGTTCTTCGATAGTGGCCTTGATGGCAAGGTCGTGAGCGAAGTAGACACTGTCCCCGGCTGCTATTTTCGTGTCCTGTGCAGGATTGAAGCGGTACCAATAACCCCTTGAGCGCTTGAGCGGAACCGCCCCGCCGGGTTCTCGCGTAAGTCCGCCAAGGCAGTGGATGTCCTCCCATAGTTCTTCGGGAGTCATCGCATGCCGATCAAACATCTCCCACCAAACGGGCTTCGCTTCTCGTCGATGAAACTCGAGAAGTTGCGCCATGATCTCCTGCACCCGCCAACGACCAGCGTCGGCCGCGCGTTGTTCTTCGTCAGTGGGAATCTCCTCAAGGAGATTTGTCGCTAATGCCTTCCTGCGAACAATCGAATCGGGTAGCGCTACTGGTTCGTTTTCCTGTCCCTCAGTCTCACGCCGCTGCGGCAACCAATGGATCTCGGCTTCCGCTTGGCGTTCCCTGAGCCAATCCGCCAGTAACAGCGTGGATTCGCAGTCGTCAGCGTTATAGTCGCGAATGGCTTTTAGAATTGGCGATTCCCGCCAATCTCTCGGTTCGCCTGTCTCGATCCAATTCTCAAACGCGACAATGGACGCGCCCGCGTTGGTCACGTCACCCTCGCGCCTCCCGAGGTAAAGGTGCTCCACATTCTTGATCGAGTACGCCGGTTCGCCGATTCGAATCCCCTCGCGCACAACGCGGTAGAGATCCACGAAGACCTCACCGCGGAGAAGACTATCTACATCGTCCTCGCGTGTCGCATAGCGGCCCATCAAGCGACGTACTGCGGATACCTCATAGGGTGCATAGTGGTAGATGTGCATGGTTGGATCGCGGCGGCGGCGCTCTGTAACCCAGTCTATGAAGGACTCAAAGGCTAGCTTTTCGGAGTCGCGGTCGAAAGCCCACCAGTCCTTGAATGTAATCTCACCGTCTTCGCGATAACTGGCACCGAACAGGTATTCGAGGCCGCCCTCTACGAGCGGGTAGCCTTCCATATCGAAGAAGACGTCCAGCGGCGAGAGCGGGGGCAAACTTGCTAGCCCCCGGCCTGGATCCTCAGGATCCAAATCTAGAATCCTGTAGTCGGGGCGATCTCGCCCGGCAGAAGCACATTGCAATGCTGCTTGGTCCTTTAATGCTAAGAATATGCTGTCCTCGAGATGCGGAACTCGCGTGACACCCGTCGCAGCTAACGCCTTCAGCGTTGAGATGCCGGATGCTTCGAGCTTCTTGATCTGACTCTGACGAATGTTCGCCACCCGGCAGAGGTGATCGACCTCTTCAAGAAGCTTCTCCGCATGCGATGCCCATCGGCCGTGATTCGCGCCAGGAGCCGGGAATGGCGCCTGCTCGGGATCGAAGGCAGCGAATTGGTCCAAGTACGCCTCGCGAAGCCGCAGATAGTAATAGAACGCATCTTCGGTCCTGAATTTCCGCACCTCACCAGCACCCAAGACTACCCGCACAAGCTCCGGTCTCCGCCCCTGCAGTGCCTCCAACATATCAGCGTAGGCGCAGAGTTGGACCAGGAAATAGGGTCGAGCCTTACGCGAGAGCTTCGTGTCCCAAACCTCGTAAAGACCGGAAGCTGGGTCTCGAACGAGGAAGTCGGCATAGCCGGCAAAGCCCTCCCGCGCAAGCGCGGCTTGGTAGATGATCTCGCGCTGGGTGGCGATCGCCTCTCGAGTAGCCTCACGCGCGTCTGGCCCCCGGTCGATTCGACATACGTCCCGACCACCGGCAACAAGCGACGTCAGGAACGCCTCCTCGTGTTCGACGCCCTTCCGCATGACCAACTCGGCCTGTTCGTCGGGCTCGTCTGGCGACAAACGCTTTGGAAACTCTAGGTGAAGGCGATCCATAAAGCTCGCATATGGAGACTCCATGAAAGTGATCAAGTCGCTCGGCGAATGAAGATATCCGCTGGCCGTTTTCTGCATGAATTTCCCCCGTTATCGCCGATAGCGCGCCAACCGCTCGACTACGCCCCGAGTTCCGCACCGGCATCGGTCTGGATCAACACGTGGATTTCTTGTCTCCGCTCCGCAATATCGTCGCTTCTCGGTATTGGGGCGCTGGGCGTCCCCCACCCTCCGACTGGCTGCACGACTCTATCACTGCGGAATATTCGCCGTCAAACTCCTGACCTTATCCACCTCCCCTCCGTGACACAAGGAGGGGGACGTGTCCCCAGTATCCGCCTCTTAGCCCCCTTTGTCATCCAGAGGCGCCATTCGCCTCTCGACAATCGGCCCGTCTGTTGAGGCGTGAACCGCATTTTGCTTGGCTCGTCCGACACTTCGATCAAGCGCGGGGAAGGTAACCAGTAGAGGCGTGCGATCCGTCGAGGTGGCGGCCGGGTATCGCCCCAGGAGTCACGATGTTCCGCAACGAGGCGCTTGAACGTGGCAGATTCAAACGCGTCCCAGGACGCTGGCAGACGGAGTTCGGCCGCTGGGTGGCCGATTTCGGCGTGCCTCGCATCGTCGCCGGGCTGGCCCACGACCCCAACCTGCGCATTACCAACCAGACGGTCTACGAGTGGATCCAGGGTCATGCGCCCCAACCGGCCCGAGCCATGGCCCTCGTCGAGATGTCCCAGGGCCGCCTCACCCTCGAGGCCATCTACCAGCACAGCCGAGAGGTCAGGCAGCCTGAGGGCGCCTCCCCTGGCAACGACCACGGAGGCCCGCAATGAGGATCGACCTGCAGATCGACTCCGCTCCTCTGGTCCTGCGCCTGCAGAACGGCCAGCGCCGCCTGGCCTACGCCGTGGTCAACGCCATCAACAACACCGCCAAACGGATCCAGGCGGTCGAGCTTCGGCGCGTCGAGGAAGAGTTCACGGTGCGCAAGAAGGAGTTCATCCAGCGCCAGGCTGCGGTCATCAAGCCGTTCGCCAACGTGCGGCAGGGCAGGCCCTACGCCGAGATCGGGGTCGGGCAGAGGCCCCGCCTTCTGCTCTCGGCCTTCGAGCGCGGGGCAGAACGCAAGCCGTTCACCCCCAATGCCGGGCGCGTCGCCGAGCCCGTGGTCGGTGGGCCCGCGCGTCCGCAGTTCGCAGCGCAGGTGACGCCTGAACTGCGCATGGCTCGCCTTCGCTTCGACCCCACCAAAACCGGTCGCCGACGCGTCGGCGTCACGCGCACCAAGACCTACCTCGTGCCCGAGGTCGGGATCTTCCAGCGCATGAGCCCCGTCGCGACGCGCCTCGTCTACTTCTTCTCGAAAGGCAAGAAGATCAAACCGCGGCTGCACTTCGTCGAGACGGCCGAGAAGGAAGCGGATCGGTGGTTTCGCGAGGAGATGGAGCGAGAGGTTCTGAACGCGATCGCGAGGGCTCGTGGCGAGGGCCTGTGA